ATTAAGAGAAAGGACTCAAAACAAAATAACACGACGATTAAAGGAGGAAGTGTTAGATTTACCCGATAAAATCATAACCCCAATTTATTTAGAACTCCAATCCTCGGAATATGAAAAAGAAATGGGAGAATACTTGTATTGGTCTGACGAAAATCAAAATCAAAGTTTATCAATTCATTTAGCTAAACTTATGAAAGTCCGTCAAATCATAGCTCAGGAAAAACTTACCCATACCAAAGAGTTAATCGACACTATATTAGAACAAGATAAAAAAATAATTATTTTTAGTAATTTTACCGCTCCTCTCTTAGAGTTAATGGAAATTTATGGAGAAAAAGCAGTCCTCCTATATGGTCAAATGCAAAAAGAAGAACGACAAAAGAGTGTAGACGAATTTCAGAATAATCCAGATAAAAAAATATTTGTATCTAACCTCAAAGCGGGAGGGGTGGGGATTACTCTAACTGAAGCAGAAGTAGTCATCATGAATGATTTAAGTTTTGTCCCTTCGGACCATTCCCAAGCCGAAGACCGTGCTTTTAGAATAGGACAACATAAAAATGTTTCATGTATTTATCCTATATATGAGAATACTATTGAACAAATTATTTATACTATTCTACAGAATAAAAAAAACATAATAGATACGGTAATGGGAGATTCTATTTCAGAAGAAGATATTTTTGGGGAAATTTTGGAACATCTCCGTCATCCTTAGATTATTCTTGAAACCTAACTCCACTTACTAATATTTATAAATAAAAAGACTTATGCCTAAACCTATACCCATCCTAGATAAAGAAAGGTTATTCACCCAATTACGTCATCAACTAGGGGCACCCATAGTAGGAGTAGAATTAGAAAATGAAATGTTAGACTCCTTACTAGAGATAGCAATTCAAGATTATGCCATGTATGTACAGGACTGGCTTATAGAAAATCAATGGTCTTCACTCTATGGCATTAATGTGGATGAAGCAGATTTAGCAGCAGCGTATACGACCCGTAGTTTAGATTGGGAAACTTCCTTTACTTACGCCTATTCTAAAATAGTAGGACTACAAACAGGGGGTCCATGGATACTCAAAAAAGATTATGTAGAATTGGTAAGGAACCAACAAATTTATCAAATCCCTAAAAATAGAGAGATAAATGAAATATTATGGTTTACCCGTCCCGAATTAAACGAAATGTTAATTGACCCCTTCCTAGGAGGTTTCGGTGGTTTCGGTGGGGTAGGTATGGGTGGTGCAGGTGGAATGGCACAAATGGGGATAGTCGGTTCCTATTATATGATGCCCGCCTATGATATCCTATTAAGAATGCAAGACCGAAACTTAAAGAATAGGTTGATTGGTTCAGACTTAACTTATAGGGTAACCGCTGGACCTGAAGGTACCCGTTATTTACATCTTTATAATGTACCGGGAGGTAAATTTGATTTCGGTAATTCAGAAATGCAAGGTGCACGGGTATGGTATTGGTATTATGATGTCAATCCCGATAATGTTAATGATTGTTTAGAAGCCAACAAAGATATTATCATTATACCTTCGGACGCACCTATTGCGGAAATTACTTGGTTAGATTTAAACGCTCCCGCTCGTGCATGGATAAGACGATATTTCACGGCTCTTGCCAAAGAAACTTTAGGTCGTGTAAGAGGAAAATTTAGCGGAGCGTTAAAAGTACCAGATAGTGAATTAACTATGGACTATTCTAGTTTGTTTTCGGAATCTCAGGATGAGAAAAACAAATTAACCGACGAATTAACCGCACGGTTAGAACGATTAAGAGAAGACACATTGATGCAAAGAAAAGCATCGGTAGCAGAGAATCTAAATAAAGCCTTGGGGTATAGACCATTCCAAGACCCGTATAATGTAATTTAAAATGGGATATGTAGGACCAGGTCTTCGTACCAGACCAGATTTAAGTAGACAAATATACCAACCATGTGATAGTACCGCACGACTTTCAGGTAGTACCATAATAGACCACAGTCTACAAGTTATGTTATCAGGGAGTTGTAGTACTTTTTCTGGGTCTACTTTAGGAACTGAATATGGTTTTACTATTACAGGAAGTTCCACAAATACGGTATTGGTAGCAATAGGACAGACCCCTAACATATACAGTGACTCGGGACTACAAATTAGCCCCGACATAGTCCCCAACACTGGAAGTGTAACTGATTTAGAGTATAATACAACTACTGGAGAAGTAGTGAGAACAGCATCCTCTCTCAGATACAAAAAAGATGTCGAACCTCTTTCATATGACCGTTATAAGAATATTTTAAGCTTAAATCCCGTCCAATTTAAATGGAAAAGCAACGATAAAGAAAGTATTGGATTTATTGCCGAAGAAGCTCATGACTTAGGATTAACAGACTTTGTCGGATATAATGAAAAAGGGGAACCCGATAGCATCGGTTATAAACTATTATCTATTGCACTCATAGGAATTCTCAAAAAGGGGATGGTACCACCATTACAAACTTCGACTCAAAAATCAGAGTCTTCGGATAATATACCCATTACCATACACAAAGATTACCAAACTAGTACTACTCGTTATATTATAGCTCAAAAGGATTTGACTATAACTTTAAATGATTCCGTATTAAAAAGATATTATATTAAATCAATGGCTAATATTACGATTGTCCCTACTCAAGGATTAATTGATGAAGAATGGGAAGGTATTGAAATGGGACCCCAAAGTAGTATTGAAGTAATTGCCCATGAAGGGAACTGGTATGTCCTTTCTTCAGACGGCCTCAAGAATTCCTAAATCTTCCAAAAAACTGTTGGGATGAGAACCGATTTTATTCCAAAAAACTTCTTCTTCCTCCGACAAAGTTAAAACTTCTTCTAATTCATCTTGGTCACCTTCTTTTCTAGGAAATCCATTAATTAATTCACATTGTTTTGCGGTAAAAAATTGTCGGTCTTCTGGATTTTTCACTATTAAACTATCTCGGACTTCACTATTAAAGACCACTAATAACGGTTCTACTCTTTTATTGAATATGTTAACATAACGGGGTACGTTATATTCTCCACATAACTCTGGATTAGATTCTAAATCTTCTTCTTTTATTCTATAACATCTAAGTAAAGTTTGTGTTGTTCCGTCTTTTAATCTTTTATTTTGGACATCACCGTGAGATAAAGCGGTACCATTATTTATATAATATATGGTGTCACCCAAACTTACATTTAAATTCTCTTTAATAACTAATTCCATATGTGCCATTTTAGACATCGGGTAACCCGCTTTAGTTTTTTTCTTTGCACGTTGATGGTATTCTTCTACCGTAAGTTTAACTCTAGATTTATTGGCAATTTTTGCTAATGGAATTTCTTGGTTATAAATTTTTTCTATATAAGAATAATAATATTCTATAAATTCTTTTCCTTTCCCTTCTAAAAGTAACTGTAATCCCTTATCTATAAAATCCACCAAAAACTCTTGTAAAGTTTTAGATTTAATAGAATTTCCAGTTAATTTAATTTGACCTTTATCAGTTAACAATGCGTAATTTTTTCTGGCAACATTAATACATGAAGGCCAATTTCCATCCGTATCTAACCCCATTTCATTTCTCATAAACAAATCATTATATTCAGCTACATCTGCTTCACTCCCATGATATATTTTACCTTTTTCCACTAATTCATTATTCCCTAAACCCACATATTCTCTTTCCTCCACATCTGGTGGTGAAGAAAAATTCACACCATCGGTGTCTAAAACTAATGGTGCATAGTCTTTTTTCATAAACCATTTTATCATATGTCTTAAATATTGTCGTCCCGTACAGGTTACTTTCTCTCCACCATCCATTTCTCCCCACGGAAAAACCTGAGGAGCGGATAATGAACCAAACATCGAATTAATAAAAATTTTCAATGGTAATTGTTTTCTCCCAAAAGAGTCCGATTTTTTCTGGTCTACTCCATAGTATTGGGAGGATAACTTTTTATACTTTATTCTTGTATCTCTAAAATATTTTAACATCCCCTCCATTGCTCCCGATATGTCACAATCTGGAAAAACTTTATGAACTAATTGTATTGACGGGTATAGTGAACTAAAATCTAACTTTAATACGTTTTGGGAATATCCTGTTTTTATGAGTCTTGACAATCCACCCACAAAAGGTCTTTTTTCATCTTTTTTGGGGATAGCTAATCCGTGTTTGTATGACCACGCTAACATAAGCATTTTCCATAATGTCGCAGTCCCCATAGTTGAGGCTCTTTCATAGGTAGTCGGAACCATAGAAGACAATAAAAAAGAAGCTTGATTAAATTCTTCATCTACGGTTAAAGTTTCATCGATATCATTTTCTAAATATTTTTTAATTATAAATTGACCATCTACTTCTTCATACACGCCTGGATGTCTTCTCAATAAATTTTCTAATCCTTCTGTTGAAGCTAATTTATATTTTCCAGTTCTAGGATTAAAATAATATTTTTTATTTTCTTCATATATCGATGCAATTTTGTCCCCGTCTACATATACCCTATTTTCTTTATTTGCTTCAATAAACTGTGTAATGTATTTTAATCCCCATGACTTAATATCTGAATTAATTGTTTGTGTTCTCCTTACTGCATGTGCAATATCAATAACATTATATCCCCACATTAAAGTCGATGTATAATCCTCCATTTCAGCTCCTAATTTAAGAATAGATTCTTTTCTTCTAATATTCGCTCTTGGGTTTAAAGTTTTAGCTATATCTGTAATGTTTAAGCCTAAAATCTCAGCTCGTTTAAATAACCATTCCCAATCAAAAAAGGCAGAGTTATAACCACCTATAATGGTTGGTCTAATCTCATCTATTTTATCAAAGAACTTTCTAATTAACTCTCTTTCTGACTCGTCATCATGAGCATAAAAAATTTCACTATTTCCTCTATTGTCTAACATTCCCAATAAGAAAATCATTCCGTCTTGTGGACGTAACGCAGTAGTCTCAATATCAAATACCAATCTATGAATCTGATTATAATCATCAAAACCCTTAAATAGTCGTTTTTCTTTTTGGATTAAGTATTGTTCTACTGGGGTCAAAATAGTCATAGAATTTCTACATTCTTCAGACCACGGATTAATTCCACCTTCCCTAAAGAAAGACACTAAGTTTTGGTAAGTCTTTAAAGTTTTAATAATAAAATTAAATCCATCTACTAATCTTTTATTATCATGATTTTGTAATTTCTCAATTACAATTCCATGTTTACTCATTGCTTCTTTTTGTCTGGCCTTATTATTAGAATAAAAATTATGGGGCCTTAAATCACCCACCCAAGCAAATGGAATAAATTTATCCTTATGGATTCTTTTACCCTTTACTGGGTCTTCAATTATTTTATAAATGGAATTACTACGATAATCGTATTCGACTGCTACGATATATTTTTCTGGGTCATTTCCTTCTAGGAATTTTTCAATTTCTTCTTTAGAGAGTTTCATATTTTAAATTTACGTTTGTAATATTTGCTTCGTGAACTCACGAATTTTACTTAACATTCCTTTAAATATATGAAGTATTTTGGTGGGTGTCAATTATAGAACTCCGAAACTATCTTGTATGTTTATATACAAGTCTTCACGGATTGGAACTACTAATTCAGTAAATTGGTCTAACAGTTCAATAGTAAATTGTCCTTGGTATCTTCCCACTTCACTGACATCACTAGCTTGCCATCTATAATAAATGTAGTATTCTTCTGGGTAATGGTTATCTACTATAGTTTTTTGAACGATGCCTCCCGCTCTATTAAGAATAACAAATTCTCCAGTATCTACTTTTTTCATTGAGAATGAAATAGATGAGTTACCTAACCTTTCGTAGAAATTCATATAATCATTTCTACCGTCTTGGATGAGTTGCATCTTTAAAACAGGTTCCAGTGAGTCTTTTCTAATAAAAAATTCCATATTATTTACTTATTTATTTATGCTCCAGCACTTATTTTTAATGTACCATCATTCTTTACTGTCAATAAATCTATTGGGGTGGAATTGTTATTCGTTATCTTTAAAGCGTTGGTCGCGGAGGTGTTATCGTTGGTTTGTATGGTGGAATCACCAAAACAGTTAAACCCATGTTTAATTACAAATTCATTTGCCATAATTTTTTCTTTTTTTCACTGTCCAAAAAGAAGTCTCTTGTTGGTTATTTTTAAATAAATATTTTGTTATAGATTAAATCGTGTTTTTAAAGCGTTATAGTTATGTAAAATCTCTTCGGCACCTAGACCTCGATTCCACATCATAGTAGGGCCTATTTTACCACCAAACCAGGCACCCCCACCAAAACGCATTCCCACCATTAAAGGATTAGACGTATTAAGAAAACTTGTAGTGGATTGGGTAAATTCCAATACACCATTAATATAAAGTCGCGGTTTACTATCAGATGCCGATTGGGTACCTGTAACATTATACCATTTCCCTACCTCACACTGAGTGGTGGACGTACAATTTCTATCATTTACTACGAATATTACTTTTCCTAACTCAGTCGTACTATATCTATCCAGTAACATTTCGAATCCACCTAAAATAGTGAATCCTTTTTGGATGATGGCGGGATACTCATTAATATCGGATAGTACAGAGGGGTTGAACCACACACTTATAGTGAAATAACCCCCATCAGGGATGCCAAATTCTTCATCACCGAAATTTATATTCTCCGTTGACCCATTAAATGTCCAGCTACCCTGATTAAGGGAATCAAACATAGCACCATTACTCAAAGTTCCTATCTCAGGGTTC